ACACAGATGGACGTATTGGTGTGCGTAAGATCGCAGCCCGTGCGCCTTGGACTATCAATAGATTTGATGTCGATCAGAAGACTGGGGATGTTCTAGGTATTGAACAATCAGTTGGCCTTATGGCAAGCAAGAATTATATCCCAGTTAATAAGTCCTTGTATTACCGCACTACCTCAATAAATGGTGATCCAAGTGGCCGTAGTATTCTTCGTAACGCTTATACTTCTTACGAGTACCTTAACAACCTACAGGCTATTGAGGCCATTGCGGTTGAACGAGAATTGGCGGGTATTCCTGTCGCTCGTATTCCCGCTGAGTATCTTTCTGGGGACGCTTCTTCTGCTCAGTCAGGATTTGTACACAACTTGCAGCAAATCTTACGAGACGTTAAGTTCAACGAGCAAGGTTACATTATACTGCCTTCCGACACCTACCCCGATAAAGACGGAGCGCCTTCCTCCACTAGATTAGTTGACATTGAGCTTATGGCATCCAATGGTAAACGCAACATTGACATTAATCCAATCGTTAGTCGTTACCAGCATGACATCGCTCGTTCCGTACTTTCTGAGTTTCTTCTGCTTGGTTCCTCTGGGGGTTCATACGCCCTCTCCAAGTCGAAGACAGACCTGTTCCTCCGTGCGCTTGAGAGTTACATCCAAGCAATCGTAGATGTTCTCAACAAACAGTTGGTCGAGCGTCTTTGGCAGTTGAACGGTCTGAATTATGACCTAATGCCAACTATTGAAGCTGGTGATGTTGCTCCCCACGATCTCCGTGAAGTTGCAGCTTTCTTGCGTAACCTTAACGGCGCAAACATTGACGTTAGCAGTCACCCAGAGGTTATTAAAGACCTTATGGATATTGCTGAACTTGATTATAATCCTGATGCTGGTGTTCAGATCACACAGGAGCCACAACAACAACAGGAAACTAAATAATGGCCACTCTTGACAATCGGGTGTTTGACAACGGTTTGACCGTCCTCGACACAGAAGCAAATAAAATTCTCATTACGTCTCAGCAAGCAACGACCTACACTGAGGCTAACGCAACCTACGCTCTTGGTAACAGCACAAGCCTTTCCATTGGCGCTCCACAGGATCGCTCAGGTGGTGGCCGTGAGGTTGTCGTAGCTGCTATTACAGACGGCTCAGTGACGGCTACAGGCACAGCTACTCACTACGCTATCGTGGACACTGTAAACAGCCGATTGCTTGCTACTAGTACGCTCACAGCGTCTCAGGCGGTTACATCGGGCAACACCTTTACGCTGTCGTCTGTCTCCATCGGTATCCCAGATCCAGCTTAAGAGGTTCTTTAAATGGTCACTCTCGTAAACAGAGCCAAAGTCACCACTGCCACAACAGGTACTGGAACAATCACGCTTGGCTCTGCTGAGAGTGGCTACCAAAGTTTTGCCGATGCAGGAGTGACTGACGGTGACGTAGTTCGCTATGTCATCGAGGACGGTGACGACTGGGAGATTGGCTCAGGCACTTACACAGCCACTGGGACAACCCTGTCACGCACAGTAGACGAAAGCTCTAACTCTGACGCTGCCTTGAATTTAACTGGCTCTGCGGTGGTGTTTATCACGGCTGCGGCTGAGGATGTGTTTCAGGGTGAGCTGTTTGCTGAGAACCCAAGCAGTCCTACTGCGCCTAGTGCTACTGGTACTAATGCTGTGGCGATTGGGACAAGCGCAGTTGCTAGTGGCTTAAATGCAATGGCATTTGGTGAAGGCTCAACTGCAAGCGGTGACGAAAGTTTAGCTTTGGGCGATAGCGGAGCGGTTGCGTCTAATGCTGTTTCTATTGGGCCAAACGCTTATGCTGCTGGAATTTCTTCAACATCTATTGGCTTAAACTCAGATGCTAGGTCTACTGGGTCAACCGCTATTGGGTATAACTCGCAAGCATTTACTGGCTCAAATGCTACTGCTTTAACCAATTCCTACGCTTCAGGCGCAGATAGCTTCGCAGCAGCTATCGCCAACAACACTTCAAGCTACGGTGCTACTGGTGCTAACTCTGTGGCTATTGGCAGAGAAGCAAAAGCTGTCGCCTCCGACAGTTTAGCACTTGGTTGGGCGTCACAAACGTCAGGCAATGGGCGGTCAACAGCAATAGGGTACTTAACTCATGCATCTGATTTTGGCGCTACAGCTTTAGGTTACGACAATGACGCTAGTGGGAGCTACTCTACTGCAATCGGTCGATCAACTAATGTTTCTGGAGATAACTCTGTAGGCATTGGTTATCAAGCTGGTACATCTGTTAATAACCAAGTTGTCTTGGGTGGCACCACTCAGCAAGTTAAGATTAGTAACACCTACACTCTCCCCACCTCAGACGGTACTAACGGTCAGGTGCTGACGACTGATGGCGCAGGTGCAGTTACCTTTGCTGATGCTGGCGGTGGATCGCCTGATCTTTATGCTGAGAACTACGATGGTACGTCTACTAAACCAACTGCGGGTGGTACAAATACTGTAGCTATTGGCAAGGACGCTACTTCTAGCAATAGTTTTACTATAGCATTAGGTCAGGGAGCAAATGCAAGTGGATCAGGGGCTGGTGCTTTTGGCCGTTTATCTCAAGCAACAGGCGGCGGTTCTCACGCATTTGGTTTACAAGCTAATGCTTCTGGCACATACGCAACGGCAATAGGAAGAGGCAGCGCTGTTACAGCTACGTCTGTAGGTACAGGTTCTACAGCTATTGGTGGCGCTTACGCCTCCGGCACAGACTCCTTCGCAGCTGCTATAGCAAACAACACGGCTAGCTATGGCGCTACTGGGGCTAACTCGGTAGCTATTGGTAAGCAAAACAAATCCACAGGATCTTACGGAGTAACTGTAGGCGGGCAAAGTAACGTATCGTCGGCGTTTTATTCTGGCTGCTTTAATACAAATGCTGGAACATCTTCACAGAATTATACAACCGTTATAAATGGTTACGGAACCACAGCGGACGTAGCTGGTAAAATTGCATTTGGAACGCAGTATTCAGGATGGACAAGAGTTCCACAAACTGGCTTGATGACCCTGTTTGCCGCAACAACAGATGCAACTGCAACGGAGTTACTGGCGCAAAATAGTAGGGTAACATTACCCAACAACTCTGCCTACAGCTTCTCAGGTACAATCATAGCCCGTGAAAGCGCAGCGGCTGGCAGTGACTACGCAAGCTGGGAAATCAAGGGTGCGCTTCTGCGGGACGCCAACGCTGCATCGACTGTGCTTGGCAATGGCATCAAGAATAAGCTGTATGCCTCTGCTGGTGCGTCTGCGTGGGACATTGCACTTACTGCTGACACAACCAACGGCGGCTTGAAGATAGAGGTTACTGGCGCAGCAAGCACAAACATTAGGTGGGTTGCCACGGTCAACACAAGCGAGGTTACATACGCATAATGGGTAAGATTGAATTAGATCACACAGGCTCAGGCGGCGGCGTTACACTTAGCTCTGACGGCACTGACCTACTTTTAGATGGCACAGCTATTGGCGGCGGAGGTGCTGCTTTAGAGCTTTATGCTGAGAACCCCAGTACACCTACTGCGCCTAGTGCTACTGGCACGAATGCAATAGCCATTGGTGATAGTGCAACTGCTGTAGATACATACGCAATAGCTATTGGGCCACAAGCTAACGCAGGTAGTTATGCCATTGCTTTAGGTTATGACGCAAATGCTTCTGGTTCAAGTTCTTTTGCAGGATATGATGCAACAGCTTCTGGCTCAAGCTCTATTGCAATAGGTGGTAGCGCTGTAGCATCAGGCACGTCATCTATGGCGTTAGGTTATGGGACAGATGCTACTGGAGATACTGCGACAGCCGTTGGTCGTAATGCTCAAGCTAGAGCCACTAGTGCAAATGCTTTTGGCAGAGATGCTTGGTCTCAAGGAAGTCAATCTACGGCAATAGGTGATGCCTACGCCTCTGGCACAGACAGCTTTGCTGCAGCTATCGCCAACAACACTTCTACTTATGGTGCTGCTGGCTCTAATAGTGTGGCTATTGGGCAAAATGCGAAAGCTACAGGCGGTAGAGCATATGCTTTAGGTAGAAATTCAATAGCTTCTTCTACAGGTTCATATTCTATTGGCGATGATACCACCGCAAGTCAACTTTATGCAATGGCTTATGGCAAGAAAGCTAAGTCAGATGTTCAAGGTAAACATGCTTTTGGGACGTTTACTGTTGAAAGCTCTGGGGCTATTCAAGGTGGATTGCATGTTTTATATGTAAACACTACTGATGCAACAGCGGTGGCGTTATCAACAAGCAACAGTGCTGCTAGTACAACAAACCAAATCATCCTCCCCAACAACTCTGCCTTTGCCTTCCACGGCACCATCGTAGCCCGTCAAAAGGCGGGTGATGGCACAGCAAGTGCAGCATGGAAGGTCGAGGGATTGATCCGCAGGGAAGGTTCTGCTGGTACGACAGTGCTAGTCAACAGCGCAACAACTGTCCTAGACAACACCCCCGGCTGGGGCATGGCACTATCCGCTGACACAACAAACGGTGGGCTTAAAGTAGAGGCCACAGGTGCAGCATCTACAAACATTCGCTGGGTCGCTACGATCCACACATCTGAAGTAACATACGCCTAAACAGGAGAATCCAAATGGCTATTCAAAATAACATCGCAGAAGGTGCCTCCCAATATGGCATCGCTTTTAACAACGCTTACTACCGCATCGTGACAGCGGCAATCAGTCGTCAACGTGGAACTGATCCAAAGTTCAGCGTGATGATTGACCTGTCAGCATATGCGACAGCTACACCTGGTGACGACACTCGTGAGGTGGACTTCAAGCGGTACAACGCAAACTTAGATGACGTTCAGGCTGCATCGGGTGACGCATTCATGGACAAGTGCTATTCTTGGGTAATGGCTCAGGACGACATGGCGGGAAGCACGGCGGTATAATATGGCATTAACCATCAATCATCAGACGAATGACATCTCAGCAACCAGTGGTTCCGTCACGATTGATGGAGCCTCTGCTGGTGGCGGCCCCATGGTGCATATAAGCACTACAACCTTAAGCAGTGCGGCGGCAAACGTAGAGTTTTCAGGGCTAGGTACTACTTATGAGTATTATAAATTGTTTTACAGGTACAAGCAGCCAACCAGTACATCTACACAGTATTTAATGTGGAGAGGCATGATTAGTGGGTCTCAAGTAAGTAGCATATATTCTTACCATAACATAATAAACGCAGATTCAGATTCGGATTATGGAAATGCGTACACAGGCTGTTTATTGCAGCAAGTTTTGGGGGAGAAGGAAGTCGCTGGAGAAGTTACTTTTTATGGAATAGGAAAAAGCAGTTCACGTATTATGGCGCACTCCAACGGTTTGCACCAAAACAGTCAAGCCCCTTATACTTCGTTTGGGTTACATGTTGGTTATGGGCAAGCGCAAAGTGGTACTTGGAATGGTATTGCCATGGTAGGATTTTTTGAAAACCTACCTGTTGGAGCAACATTTTCATTATACGGAATTAAAGCTTCTTAGGAGAGTTTTATGCTAAAAATTGTAAACGGTGTTGAAGTTGCTCTTGATGAAGATGAAATTGCATCTATTAGAGCTGATGAAGAAGCCCTTAAATATGATGTAGTTCGCAACCAGCGTAATACTTTGTTAAGCGAGTCAGACGCTTATGCACTATCTGACAGGATTACAGACGCTTGGATTGTGTACCGGCAAGCACTGAGGGATGTACCAGCACAGACTGGGTTCCCAAATGATATAAACTGGCCCACTAAGCCGTAGGAGTAACACATGCTTGGCTTTTCCCCATTAGCTGCTGCTCCCCTTGCTGATGATGGGGCGATAGCCGAAGTTGTCTACCTTCTGAATGGCGACGACATCACAACAGGACAGCCTACGGTTGGTTCCTCCAGTGTTGCCCAAGACCACGACTTAGCTGCTGATGGTTTGACGACAGGATCACCTGTTGTTCAGTCATCAACGCTAATTATCATCACTCCGATAGATGCAAATGACATCACTACAGGACAGCCTACGGTTGGTTCCTCCAGTGTTGCCCAAGACCACGATTTAGCACTTGTCGGTATTACTACAGGTCAGCCGATAATCCCCAGCATTACGATGTCTGAGGAAGAGACGCTCAACGCTGATCCTATTGTGTCTGATGCGCCTGTTGTTGGCTCTCCGAATATCACGCAGGATCAGTCCCTAATTCTCGGTGCTATCACTACAGGACAGCCTGCTGTTGGTTCTCCTAGCGTGGCTCAGGTTCAAATACTCACAGCAGCTAACATTACCACAGCGCCTCCCACAGTTGCATCCGCCGAGATGACGGTGGATAGTGTCCTAAACGGCGATAGCATCACCACAGGGCAGCCTGTCGTCTCTGAGGCTACAATAGGTCAGGTACAAGGACTAACGGCTGACGGTCTTACTACAGGACAGCCTGTCGTCGAAACCAGTACGATGGTCGTCACGTTCATTCTTTCGGGTAACGACATTACGACAGGCCAGCCTGTTGTTGGTTCGATAGCTATCAACGCAAGTGGTCGTAGGGTTGTCTCTATCACAAGTAGTTCGATTAACAATGTTACTCTGGCTGAGACGTACAACTCAGCTACTACGAGTGGCAACCAGAATAAGGTAGCTTAGAATGGCTTTTAACATTAAGCAAAACGACACATCCCCTTCTCTACAAGCTACCCTCAAAGATGCGCTTCTTGTTCCTGTAGGCATTTCTGGTGCTACAGTCAAGTTCCACATGAAGTCATTAGATGGTGTCGTTAAAGTAGACGAGACAATGACTATCACAGATGCTGACGGTGGTGTCGTTCAATACGACTGGCAAACTGGTGATACTGACACTGTTGGCACTTACTATGTAGAGTTTGAAGTGACCTACGCTGATGCCTCTATCGAAACCTTCCCTAACACTGGTAGCTTGGTTGTGTCTGTAGTTCGAGAGTTAAACTAATGACTACATGGACTAGGAACCTCTATGAACATGACTACCTAGCCATAGCTAAGGGTGAATCTAATGATTACTCCGCCAGAAACATCTTCGGCTATAATTCCACTGTAGGTACATCTTATATTCCCCTGTGGGAGAACAACACAGTTTACACCTACCCCACACAACCTTTGACCATGACAGTTACATCTAACGTAGTAGACAATGGTGTACAAGTGCGGATCATAGGTCTTGATGGTGACTACAATGTAATCACTGAGGTTGTAACTCTGGCAGTATCGGTCGCAACAACCCAGCAATTCTTCCGTATCAATGATGTCGTTACGATCAGTGGGAACGCTGCCAACGACATAACGGTAAGCAACGGTGGGATAACCTACGCTAAAGTCCGTGGTGGTGACGGTAAGAACCAAGCTAGTATCTATACAGTACCCGCTGGGCATAGCTTGTACCTAGTTCGTATTGATGCTTTCTGCGCCACCGCTGCTCAGAACAACAGGCAAATCTACTTCAGGAACCTAGCTTGCTTACCCAACGGTGTAAAGTTGAGGGTAGCGGAGACTTCCTTTTTGGAGATTATGCACATTCAACGTCAAGTTCCTTTCAGGTATAACGAGAAGACTGACATTGAGTTTCAGCTTCATGGTAGTGCTGGCGAACAGTTTGTTAGTGTCTTTGGTGAAGCTATCCTATGTAAAAACGTAATAACAGGTGAACCATAATGGCCCAATACGCTAATGACATATTTACTACTGAACCTGAAGCTATCTCTCGTAGTTATGACATGGGCCTCAATGGCGTCACTCACGTTTCTGATTACGATGGACAGGCTGTGTATATGCCCGGTGAGAGCCATGAAGCATATCTAGCGTACTACGAGGGCGATAAAGCTAAAGAGCCTTCAGTGGACCGCTTAGAGGCTCTCAGGACTATCGTACAAGAGATACTAAAGACTGACTTTGCTAAAGCTGAGTATCAAGGCGAAACTGTTACTCTGAACAAGCCTCGTCGTATCAAAGGTGGCAACAAGAAGTTTGAGGTGTTCGTACAGGACGGTGGCAAGGTCAAACGGGTAGCTTTCGGTGATCCTAACATGGAAATCCGTAGAGACGATCCTAAAGCTCGTGCCAATTTCCGCTCCCGCCATTCCTGTGATACCAAGAAAGATAAGACAACGGCTGGCTACTGGTCATGTCGTATGTGGGAATCCAACACATCGGTGGGTGAAATGACAAAGAATATCGAAGGTAAAATCCTTAAGACTGACGACGAACAGCGTATGGTCTACGGATGGGCTTCTGTAGTTACAGAAAAAGGTGAAGCAGTTATTGATCGTCAGGGTGACGTTATCGAAGCTGGCACACTGGTAAAAGCCGTTAATGAATTTATGGAGCATGTGCGGGTCGGCAAGGCTATGCACGTTGGAGATCAGGTTGGCGTAGTTGTCCACTCTCTTCCTATCACTAAAGAAATTGGTGATGCTCTTGGTATCCAGTCTGACCGTGAAGGGTGGGTTGTCGCTTACAAAGTATTCGATGATACCGTCTGGGCTATGGTTAAGTCTGGTGAACTCGCTGCGTTCTCTATAGGTGGGCGAGCGCAAAAGGAAGAGATATGAAGGTTTGCACCAAGTGTCTCGTCGAGAAACCCCTCACAGCCTACGCTAAATCTAAAACCGAGCGTTTTGGGGTTAGGTCTAAGTGTAGAGATTGTGTGAAAAAGTATAATCACACTTATGTTAGAAGTAAAGAGAGTTTTGTTGGCAAAGTCTATTCTGGTTTATCTAAGCTAGAGTATGACAGGCAATACTCTAAACTCAACAGAGATAAGCGAAACGCCAATCAGGCTAAACGCAGGTTGCTTCAATCTAAAGTTACATTCTCTGGTTATGAGAAAGAAATAGAAGAATTTTACTGGTTAGCTCGTGATTTAAGAGTAATAACTGGTGAAGAATACCACGTAGACCATATCGTACCTCTTAGGGGTAAGAACGTCTGTGGTTTACATGTCCCTTGGAACTTACAGGTTCTACCAGCGGATATTAACCTGTCGAAGAACAACACCTTCGATGCTCAAAAGGAGGAAATCTAACTTGCCTAATCTCCTAAAAAACTTGCACCTTGAAGAGCTATCTCTTGTGGATCGCCCTGCCAATGCACAGGCAATGGTTAGCCTCTTTAAGCGTGACAATTCCGAAGAGGAAATTACGAAAATGAATGAAGAAATGGAAGCCAAAGTAAAGGCGTACATGGACGACAAAGGCTGTGGACGTGGTGAAGCTATGAAAGCTCTCGGCTACGACATGGAAAAAGCTGATGAAGCTGTAACAGAAGAAGTCGCTGAGAAAGCTGCTCCTGAAGTTGAAGCTGTAGAAGCTCCTGAAGTTGACGTTGAAGCACTTAAGGCTGATTTTGATCGTCTTTCTGCTGAAAACCAACATCTCCGCAAAGGTCTGATTGACAACGGTTACGTTATCCGTGCCGACTCAATCGAGAAGAAAGCGGAAGAAGAAATGATGGACATCGACGGTGAGATGGTAGCTAAGAGCGACATCCCAGCCCCAGTCCTGAAAGCACTCGAAGCTGCTGCTGTAGCCAAGCGTGAACATGAAATCGAAAAGGCTGACCTTGAGTTGACAAAGAAAGCGGAAGAAGTTCTGCCACACTTTGAAGCTGGTGCAGCTAAGTCTCTCCTGAAGTCATTCTCAGAAGATGATGGAATTATGGTAATGCTCAAAGCTGCTGATGCTGCCTTTGCTGCTTCCATGCAAGAA